TCGTCTATCTCCAGGTCGAAGGTCTGGTCTTCCCACCACAGAAGTATATGCTCACGATCAACACTCCATATATCTATCAGTGGGTAGATTACATCAGCCTCTGTGCCTGACACACGACGAGACTCGTCGTTTCGGATACCGATAGCAGTGGGAACCCTGGATGCTTTCAGACCTAGGCTACGAATGTAGCTCGACATCACGTACTTCTTCAACTTATCAGAGCAGTGAGGTCTACTGACATTCGGAATGCCATACTTACGTATGACATCCTCGAATGGCTGCCCGTCTCTTGATGCCGTGTCGTAGTCGATTACTTTGTGAGTAATCTGCTTACCCTTTCTCTGATCTACGACCGCTTCAAGCCAAACGGTGTTGAAGCCGAACTCATCATCGCACTTCTTGATAAAGTCGAGAGTCTTAGGATGCTCACGACCAGTGTTAGCGAAGCATACGATGTATTCATCGAATAGCCCACGCCCCTCGGTCAAGAGCATCCGTGTCATATAAGCACTGGTTCTCCCCCCGGAGAATGCAACATGACAGTACTGCCCTACTCGATTCACTAGATTATCGCTACTATCTTGATAGCTGCGCCGAGCACCGACTGGATGCCCGTAAGCATCTGTTGAATGCGCCGAATATTGCGCTCGTAGTCGTCGGCGGATCCTTCGAGTCTAGTTATGAGCGACTTCGCTGACTCTTCATCGATGTGATCCTTCAGTAGCTCAAGAATCTTTTCAGGACTGGCTTGTGTGAGATCGACTTCGATAGGGCTAGGAGCAGAGCCCCAATCCACCTCTTCATCTCCATCGAAAGGATCGACATCCATGCTAGTCATTATCAAGCATCTCCCTTATCCTACGGATGCGCTCGTAAACCTCGATTAGCTTGTCGATTTGGCCATCCGCGTAAGCAGAGTCAAAGCTACCAACTTTGCGCGACCAGTCGATGAGCTTCATGGCGAATTCATCGCTCGCCTGCTTATGCTTATCGATCAATGCCAGATATTGCGCCGACAAGCGTTCCTGCTCCCCAGCATCGTCCGAAAACTTTGCCGCCAAGGCGAGTTCACGATGCTTGCCGAGTTCGCTATCTTCGATCCGCTTCCACTCGATGACTGTATCAATCACAGGCTGAGTGTCGGGAGAGATACAGCTAGCCGACATCAGGCAGCAGATAACAGACAGCCTAATCACGATTGGACCTCCGTATTCTCGGAAACCTTGTTCTTGTGGACGGTGCGAAGGGCTCCGTAACCAAGACCGTTAACCCCGAGAAACCCCACTGCGATCGTAGTGATCGCAGTAGTGTCATGCCCCTGCATCTGCATCCACAAGGACGCAGCCAGCAGGAGGACGCCGACGATGTAGTTGAGAACGACCATCTTCCACTCGGTGGAAGCTGATCCAGGCTTGGTATCGGTCATAACTAAGATTCGGGCTGGTTAACGGCCTCAAGTATCAAGCGTCGGAACTGCAAGGCTACTTGGTGCCAGTCGGGTGTGTAGCTGTTGTTAGCGGCTTCTCTACGCATGTTAGCTGCGTACTCAGAGTCCTCGAAAATCTTATTCACTTCGTCGGCTGCGTGACCCACATCGGCGATGGCCCACTCGTTCTCCCAAGTAGTGAAGGTGTCGTAGGCCCTAACATCGATGGCGACGCCTCCGCCTTCCGATACCAGCTCAGGCATTGAGCTGTAGTTGGTAACCAACGTGGGGACGCCGCACGAGAGCGTCTCAGCCACCGGAAGCCCGTACCCCTCACTATGCGACAAGAACAGGTGGACATCGAAACATTGCATTATCTGCGCCAGGACGGCGCGTGGGACACCCTTCAGAACGTCAAGGTTCGGAGTCATAGCGACGCGGCCATGCAGCCCCATCCTGTGGCCAAGCTCGTCGATCCTCCAGCCGATACCGGGCCTATCCTGCGGATTACTGCCGTCGCCACGAGTCGTGTGCAGATACAAGATTGAGTCTTCAGTCTGCTCACGCTGCTGGAATGCAGGGCATACATCGCAACGGAAACACTGCTTGTCTCGGCAGAACTCCTCGGCGGTAAAGTTGTCCTCGACCTCGCCAGTATCAGGATTGCGGACAGTCACATCCTGCCTGTCGATCCATGTAGCGCAGTTGAAAGCTTTGAAAGCCTTGAAGGCGTGCGGTATACCCTTTCGGATTTGATTGCGGCCGACGAACCCTACGACAAACTTATCGATGAACTGCTGGCCCAAGGCTACCTTACGAGCGCGCTGCACTTCGGGAAGCGGGGTGTTCTCATCAGTCCCCTGCGGATACCACGGCTTGAAAGTCGTCTTATCGACGCCATGCAGGATGAGGCGAGGATTCCTGAACGGAATCTGCTCTTCAACTACATCAATACCGAACTGGCTGTAAAGGACGAGGCAGTCGGGCTTCTTGAGCTGTGCTATCCAGGGGACACTAATTACGTCTCGGTCGATAGGGACGTAGCCAATCCAAGTGAAGCTGTCGCGTGTAGGGCAAGTTTGGACATGGTCAACCATCCACGGATCGCCGAGCGTCAGAACTACGTCAGGACGCACCCTGTCGACGATGTGGTTGAATGAGTGCTTACCGAACTGGTCCGATCCGTCCCAGAACTTGGTCGTATGTAGAGTGATTCCCTCTCTGGCGGCAGGTCCAACATCGTTGGGGTTGGCATGCCATCCGAGATAGTGGACATCGAAAATGCCCATCTCTGCAAAACGTACGCAGAGTTCCTTACCGACCGTGCCGAATCCGGTGTCACCCCAATCCGACATAAAAAGGATTTTGATCTTATTGCTCATACTTCACTGTGTTACGAGCTAATACTCATAACACAGTTTATTCATGCGCTCTACCACTTGACCTTATCAGCCCAGTAAGCCGCTGACATCTTGCCCTTCGCGATGTTGCGACCGTGGCGGCTCTTGAAGGACTTGCGCTTCGCCTTCATACGTGCTGACTCGCCAGCCTTTGGCTTACCGGCGGTGCTAGCTCCCTGCTCGCCGAATCGGATAGTCTTGACCTTGCTACCCTCCTTGGCGACGACGATGTGCGACTTCTTAGGGTGACTAGGCGTGCGCTTCGGCTTGTTGTAACCGCTAACACCAGCACGGGCGAGACGAGGATCTTTCTTGGAAGCCATTACTTCATCTTCTTCTTAGGGGTCTTTTTACCGGCAGGACGAGGCATAGTCTTCTTGCCACCCTTCTTCTTGCCCTTAGACTTACCCATGGGGTGATGCGCCATTATCCTCTTCTCCTAGCCTGTGCGGCCTTCTTGGTGTTCTTCACGACCTGTTTGCCCTTACGGCTGCCAGCCCGTTTTTTCTTGTCAGTAGCAGCAGCCTCAGACTTCGACAACGAGTCCCAGGCTTTCTTCGGAAGGTAGCGTGCCGTCACGGTACGGCCCTTACTATCCTTACGGATAGCCTTCTTGCCGTCCCGTGTCGTCCACTCCTGCTTCGTCCACTTATCGAGGGACTTCTGTGGCTTCTTCTTAGCCATCAGCTTTTGTAGCCTCCGCCCTTCCGCTTGTACTCAGCGGCCAGCATCTGAGCCTTACGAGCACTCCACTGGCCGGGCTTACCGCCCTTGCCGCCAGCTTTGATGCGCTCGAAGATTCTCTTACGCAAGGCGGGCTTCGTGTAGACGCCAGCCTCGTTCACGCGGCTCTTAGTCTTCTTTCGGGCCGCCATAGCGATTACATCATCTTCTTGGACTTCTTCTTCTTCTTAGAAGCCTTCTTCTTCATATTCTCCAGGAAGGGGGGCATCTTCTTGCCACCGTTCTTCTTGGACTTCTTCTTGCCGCCGCTCTTCATTCCGTGACCGTAGTGTCCAGGCATCTTTATGTCTCCTCGTGTTAACAACACTATGAATACAAAAAACCCCCACAGCCGCATGACTGTAGGGGTTTTTATCCAGCCACCGACTGGCTACTAGATGTCGCTGTCGTTAGCGATCGCGGTCGGCATGCTGGTGATAGCGTGGATCACTTCAGCTTCGCCAACAAGGACACCGCGACGGAACTTACCGACCAGCACTTCGCTGTCGTGCAGCAGATCCTGGAAGTTACCCAGGCTAAGCGGCAGACGGTTGGTGCTGATCAGTCGCTTCTGCGGCTCGATCACATAGGCTGTACCAGCAGCGATGTAGTCCGACACGATCATCCGCAGACGGCTAGTCGCCTCCGTTTGCGGAGCGTTACCAGACGACTGGATGCCCTGGGTGTTCATCGCGATGCGGAGCGGCTGCTCGTTCTCGGGCGCACACAGGATGATGCTCGGCGAACGGCGGTTGCGACGCATGGTGGTCGTGACCGTGTTCATCGTGTTGACGAGACCGGCGATGACGCCGCTACCGCTACCACTGGCCGACGCGCTGTAAGCGGTCGAAGCCGACAGGCCCGACGTTACCGACGCGACGATCGCACCGTAGTGGATTGCGGCCAGCTTGTCGTTAGCGGCAGTGCGTAAGTCTTCCGTCACCATCTCAACCAGCGACATCTGACCGTCCGAGAACCACTCGTTCGAGTAGCCGATGGCCGTCGCGTACTTCACGTGACGGACATACTTCTCGGCCGACACGATGCGGCTGAACTTGATCTCGCCACCTTCGCCGACTTCGTTGAACACGATGCCGTGCGAACCGCTGCTGGCCTCGTCCTCCGCAGCCAGGGCCGTCGCGGCGCTAGCAGTGGTGATCGTGGTCGGCGGACGGAACGGGAACAACTCGCCGTGGCCACGACCCGGCACGACGCGGAAGATTTGCTCCCACTGCGTGTCGGCGTCAACATCGTCCTGCATGAAGAACTCGTTGACGGCCGTGGTGAAGAACTGCTTGGCATCGGAGGTCGCGATGATCTCCTGAACCTGCCCGTCTTCCTCAATGACCATCTGGCCATTTCGGAAGTTGATGTTATCTGCAAAAAGGCGTGCCATGGTTTTCTCTCCTCTTAGTAGTTGCCGCCAGCAGGACCAGCATCGGCGAGGCCGTGCAAGGGAAGACCGAGGAGCTTAACGTCCACGACGTTGAGTCCGGTGAAGGGCGCCGAGGTGCCCGTGTAGCTCTGACCGACCGCGAAACCGACCAGTGCGCCACTGATGGCAAATCGGTTCCAGGCGTCAGTGTTTTCGTTGTTCGTCACACCCGAGGCAACAGCACCAGGAGCTGTGACATCGGCGACCTGCATGTAGAGCGGGTCCGCGTCGTAAACGACCATGCCGGAAGTCGGCAAGGCCAGCGTGAACACGCCCTCGATCATCGCATCGCCCTTGCCAGTGCCCGTCTGGGCCTCAGCGGCGACGCCGTCGCCGATCTGAATCGGACGACCGTCGATGGTGGTGAGGTCGGCACTGGTGCCGATGATTTCATCGGTGACGACACCGACGAATGCGCGCGACAGGGCTTGGCTGCTGCCTTGACCGCCCTGGCGCCGGTAGATGCTGCCCGCCGCGACCGTGGTGGTGACACCACTGATCTCGATGGACTTGCCTTCCTGACGGAATGCCTTAGTCATCTTTCAATCCTTTCTATTGTTAGTGGTGTTTAAGCTTCCGATCGCGCATCACGCGACTTCCGCAGTGAAGGCGCAAGGATGTCGTTCAGCTTCGCGCTGGCGGCACCTTGAGCCACGGGGTTACGGTCGTGAAGCTTCTTCGGGGCTTCACTGGCGTCTTCGCTGGGGCTGGCGAACATTTCAGCAAGCTCGCTGACTTCTTCGACAGCCTTGTTGAAGTTCTCGATAAAGGCTTCCTTGCTCTTGTCGAAGCAGCCATCGACCACGCTCGGCGTGACTCGCTTGGCGGCGACATCGAACATCTTAGCCTTAGTGCTGTCACCAGCCTTCATCTCGGCGACATGCTCGTTCTTGAACACGGTAAGATCGGAGGAGATGCGAGCATCGCGCTCCTGCTCGTACTTCGACTTCCACTCATCACGCTCGGTGATGGCGTTGTCGCGAGCCTGAGTCATTTCTTGAACAGTCTCGTCGAGTGCCTTCTTCTCATCGTCGAAAGCAACACGCTGCTCGGCCAACTCGCGTCGACCAGCGGCGATCTCTTGAACCTGCTCTTCAACCTGCTCACCGACAAGAGCCGTGATCTCCGGCTTGTACTCGGAAAGCAGCTCTTCCTTAGTGAGCTTTGCCATAACCATCTGTACTTCTGGTTCCTTTACGGGGGTTTGCGGATCGCTAATTGTAGCGTCCATTTCTGATACAACAGCAATGACTCCCGCTTGACTGAGTCCACCAGACCCAGGGTTGCAGAAGTCGACACTCTTGAGTGGCTTATGCATCTTAGTGACCGTCTTGTGGCTGTCACCAAACTGACGCACTAGCCGCGCATTGCCGAGAATACTTACATTCCCGGCCATCTTGCGCTTGATGTCATCACGAAGCTTCGGGTCTGCTTCCGTGATGTAAGCCTTGCCCTTGGCGGCAAGAACTTCCTTACCATCTATATTCACCTTGTCGAGCTTGGCCGCGACGACGCGACCAACCGGCTCGCGATACTTCCAGCTTGAAGTGCCGGGCTCGATGTGGCCCTTGTACATGTTCACGCCGACCATGGCGTCCACGCAAGTCTCAACAGCTTCCTTGCTGTAGTGGCGCTTGTTGTTGCTGAGACCTTCGTAAAGAGCGACAAACTCCACATGGAAGGGCTTTTCGTCGCACTTGGACATCTCGGCGACTTCCGCCTCGTCCAGACGCTGCACATCGTCTCCATCCCATGCGGAGTCTTCAGTACACTCGGATATGACAGTGCTCTGGAGTTGGAACTGCAACTCCTGCTCTTCTTGGTGTTGATCGCTCAATTTATCAGCCCTGCCTTACGAAGCTCAGCAACTTGTCGCTTCGCTTCGTTTGAATCGTTCAGTTGCACTGGAAAGAATCGAGTATCGCTCCTGAGCATGATAGTCATGACTCCAAGCTTACCCTCATCCATGTTACCGCAGTAACGGCGGGCAAACTTCTTGAGCATGTTCTCCATGTCGTTGGTGGAACAATACCTTATGACTTTTGATACAACATCCAAACTATTCTGATGCCTTTTGTGCCACCTATCTAAAAATTCATACGTGAAGGCGGCAGGACCGGCTTGCTCTACTTCGTAGTCAAACTCCTTCTCCAAGTATCGGTAAGGCTCAGTATAGCGAGACTTAGCCCAATTATGCCAAACCATGAAAACGCCTATCACCTTCCATGGTGAGTAGACGTTATCACGAATTAGGTGAAAGGCTGCGCTGACTTCCTTAAACTTGTATGGCCCTGCTGGAACGATCACGTATCAAGCGGCGCATTCGAACCATTCGGCTCCCTACTACGGTCTGGTCGTGGACGGGCTCTTGCTTCGCCGCTTTGATCGCCAGGACTATACGACTCCTCCTCGCTCTGCCCGACAGCTGAAACATCGGGTTTCAAACCAGCGTCGACCATCATCTGGTTCAGTTCCTGTTGGCGATCGATGTCGTTGCGCTGTTGCTCCATTTCTCGATCGTAGTCAATGCTCAACCGAGCAGCGGCAGTCCTCTCGGACATGTAGCCGCCCTCCATCGCGAGCTTGTTAGTCTGTGCAACCTCCAGGTCGCGATCTTGGGCGATCGGCGGGAACTCGACACGGCCCTTGAACTCGATCGGGTCGCCCTCCTGATCCAACTCCATCGTCAACCCGCTGGATGGATTTAGAGTTGCCTTAGTCATCAGAGCGAACTGGATCATCTGCTTCAGTACGTGCGCCCAGATATCCTGCCTATCCTCAAACTTCTTGACAACAGGGAGGGTCTGCGACTTACTGGATGCCAAGTTCGAGTTGCTGCCATCAGCAAGCATGAACTCAGCGAACCCAACACCGGCAGCAATAATCAGGAGAAGAGCACGCCTTGCCTGCTCGTTACTGGAGTTAGGACCAGTAAACTCAAGGATCTGCCACTTCTCACGACTGTTGTGGACCGGGTTGCTGCCGATGCCCCAGCCACGGTATCGTGCTATCGCAGCGTTGACTTCATCTTCAGTTCCGTCTTCGATGCTGATGTCATAGCAAGGCGAGCGATACAGCTTGTTGATAATGACGCCGTCTCGCAGATACTCCTGGTAGTTGTCCAGCCACTCCTTGATGGGAATCAAGTCGCTGTGGCCGAACGGGTCCATGTTGCCTGCGTTCAGCTTAAGCTGCATAATGCAGCCCTTCTCAGCGCCCTCCCCCTCAAGGTCATACTTGCTGATGTGAGGGATCGTCTCAATGTGGTCCTCCTTTCGACCGTCCTCCCACTCGACAAGAAAGTTGTAGATGTCTCCGATGTCTTCGTCCGCAGTCTCAACGTGCGTGATGTTATCGGGAGGGAAGAAGGTGACCTGGGTGTCGCCAAGTCGCCACAGTACCTTGTTCCCCTTCTTGACTTCGCTGAACTTGGGTCGCAGCCACATGTAGACTTCGCCGAATGCGGTAGCCTCATCGCTTGCCGCACGAAGCCGCATCTCTAGGTTGTTCTTCTCATAGAACTTGTTGGCGTAAAACTGCGCGTTCTCATCGTCGAACTGGTAAACTAGACCTCGACCGAGAGTGAAGAACGTAGTCGTACGAACAATGCTGCCACCAAGCGGATCATACTTCCACAGCCGGTAGCACTCGTCAAGAAGGTCATGCCTGTCTGCATCAGGCAGCTTGAACGGCGGTATGCCGACATTGCGGATGAGAGGGGTGGTGTCGAACGAACCACCACTGCTGATCCAGACTTCCTGGACAGTCTGGTCCTCATCGCTAACTGAAAGCTTGTTGCCCTTCGGGTCGAAGGCAATCCGCTTGTTGGTAGGGCGAATCTTCATAACTAAAGTTGATACAACTAACTGTCATCCTTCAAGAAAGTGTAAATAGATTGGTCACTCTGGGGAGCGTAACGCCTACTATCATGCAGAAAGTCGGCTCCAATCCTTTTGAACTCTGGGCGATCGGCAAATCCCATTTGCGGGATGCTTCCCCCTGCCGGGAATACCAGCGTCTTGATTTCCTCCTGCGCCCACACGCTAGCGATGCAGCTATCGACCAAGTCGTCGCCTAGCAGCGTGTTCAGCATCGTGTATTTGTTGTAGCCTGCCGAGCTACGCTCTGCCTTGATGTTGCCAAACTGCTTTAGCAGCTTGCTGAGCTTATCGTACCTTGGATCGTCTTCAACCTCTGCCGGGTAACGGAACGTGGTTGCATAGACGTACTTCTGCATGCGCTCATGCATCAAGTGTTTAGTGGGTCCGATAAAGCGGATAGGCTTTATGAACCACTGGTCCCACCCGTTAGGGCCGGACCTATTCTCGAACTTGCGTACGTCAACCCGAGTCAGGGAATGCTCGAATAGAGACTTGTTCAAGTCGTAGAGAAACGCAGTGTCGAAAGCGTCGCCGAATCCACCGATAGGGCGGAAGAAGGCACATAGACGCATGATCTGATCCATGACTACATCTGGGCGCTCGTTAGCGCCCCACTCCTCAGTGTGTAGCCAGTAGACTTGGTTTCCGATCTTCTCGGTAAACGTGATGCTCCATGCTGATGCGTCCTGCCCTGATCCTGCTCCAGCACAGTCGATCCCGACACAGACATCGCCTACCGCTTGGTAAGACACCTTCGGGTCGAGATTGATTTCTACGGGCACGTACTCGTTGTCGGCACAGTTACGAACCCATCGATCAGGGTAGAAGGCACTCGATTCGACATACAGGACCAGATATGTGCGCGCAAACTGGTGCGGCGTCGACATGCTCTGGAACAAGTAGATGTCGTTCTCAGGAATGATGCCCATCTCGACGCCGTGCCAAGCGTTTAGCTTAGGCAGGACGTTGAACTTGATGAGCTTACCCGACTCGCCGATCGTGTTGGGATGCTCGATGGCGTAGATGTTGCCAATGCCCTTGATCGTGCCCGTGATGACACGACAGCAGCCTACGTGGTTACCGTAGTCATGCTGGTCCTTGATCTGCGATCCAGTCGGATAGACACGGGTTAGGAACGTCTCCCAATCCATGTCGTCAAACTCCTCTAGCCATTGGTGAGTCGCACCGAGACCGTCCACGGAGGACGCTTGGCCCTTGGCCTGGATGTGGCTTCGGTTCTGGAACTCGATGTGCTCCTTACCTAGACCTTCACCAAGCCTCTCGTCGATATATGCAAGCAGGATCTCACTATTCATGACCATGTCGGTCATGTAGCGGAGGTTCCGCTTACTCTGTTCAAGAGCAGGGCTGTGTACGTTGACCTCGGAGTAACGCAAACATGCCGCTTCCTCAAGAAAGTATGCAGCAACCGTGAACGACTTACGGATACGACGGCTGCCGATAAGCATGTGGCTGTCGCCGTTCCTATCCATCTCGTTCATCCACGCGATCTGGTGCGGGTTGAGCTCGATGCCTGTGACATGCTTATGCCACAGGTAGTGGTCGCCACGGAACTTCTGAATCTCCCTCTCTACCGCCTTACGGAAGTTGCCGGTTACCTTAGCGCCAAGACGTACTCTCATTAATCACTCCTAGGCCCCGGCAGGTCATCGATTTGCGTGAAACGCTTGAGCTTAAACTCGTCGATAGGCACAGCGGAATCGCTGGCGTTCTGGGCTGCTTCCTGCTCCCAATCTGCCGGAGCCGCCCTGTCATCCTCCCTCATATTGCCCAGATCGCCAGGACGGCGGGGGACATTACGGTGGGTATTGGGAGAGAAGACTAGATCGTACTCGGCTAAGTTGATTAGCGCTACTTTGCGATGAAAGCCGCAAAGCAACGCCGAATCCCTACCAGTGCTGTTGAAAACGTGATAGGATGCCTGGACACCACAGCCATCCCACTGGCACTCAGACACCGAGATTCAGCCCGATCCTGTCTGCGATCTCCTGGATGGTAGGAGCAGGGCCGAGTCCTCTTTCGAGTAAAGTGTCGCTAGTAGGCGGATCATCGAACAGAAGGTCTGATCGGAAGCCTAAAGATCGTTGCTCTTCCAGAGTCTTACGACGGCGGATCTTTTCAATCTCGTCAGGCTTAATCTGGATCTTGTTTAGCTCCGAATAGGTGTTGTTCTTAACGCCGAGGTCTTGGACCCATCCGTTTAGCCGCTCCTCCGCATCAGCCAGCAATTTGAACTTGACATGCTTGATAACCTTGCCAGCGTAGAAATCGGTGCCATCAGGCAGTTTCTTGTGCTTTTTCAGGTTCCCTGGCTTGTCATAGCTATGATACAGCTTGCAAAGCGTGTTGATGGTGAAAGGTATCTCTTTTTCAAGAGATGCGCGGATACACTCAGTATAGTCTTGCAGAATAGCCCGAATCAGCTGAACAGGCAGTGAATGCTTCTCCGCTAGGTGAATAGCGGTACTTACGGTTGAATCGGGCAGTTTATCGGTCACTCCGCGATCTCCCCGTCTTCCTTCAGCTTCTTGTAGATCGGGTCTTCCTGTGTGCGCTGGTTACCCTTCTCGATAGCGGCAACCCACTTCTCTTCGACGATTCGCCGTTGCGCCATCACCGTCTGGATGTCGTCAGGGTTATCAGCAATGATATTACCGCTAACCATGCGCTTCTCGTCCGCGCTCTTAGGCGTAAGCTTGAATTCGTTGAGGTTGACTCCAATACTACGGGCAAGCTGGATGCAACGCGCTATCAGAGGGTGATCCTTTAGCCGCATAGCTACCACCATCTGCCGCTCCTGCCCAGGCCCAGGCGGAGGCGCTTCAGGGTCCGGTATCCACACAGGTTGGCCCTTGGCGTCGAGAATCGGCTCTTCAACCGTAACACCCTCGATATTGACTTGTTCCAGCATGCGCCGGATCTGCATCATGACCATAGCGGTGATACCGGAGGCATCACGCTTAACAAACTCAAGATCACCTTCTGCAAAGGCGTCTGCGTAGCTTTTCAGGTGCGCAAGGTCATACATGCAAGTCTCGCCGAATGAGACTTGCTTCTTCTTGTAGTAAGGGCAGCCTTCCCCGCCATTCTTGAAGAAATAGCAATCTTCGCTGCAACGCCGAATGGCGTTCATCTCCAGCTTGTCTTGCTCGCGCTTATTGATCCGCATCGGAGATGCCCTTCTTCAAGTTATCTGCCTCATCCTGGCTGTCGCGCATCTGGCAGTATAAAACCGCTGAAAGCACTCCGATGGACACAGGATCAGTCAAAAGTGGCTTTCCGTGCAGCATCACCATGAAAGCTGCGAAGTTAGGCTCCGACTTGCAGAAGTTGGCAATCATTTGCAGCGTGTGAGACGGATCTTCTCTACAGAGCGTCTCAAACTCGGCAAGGAACGATTGGGTAGTATCAGAGGATATCATTACCTTATGATACTGATATACTGGATATTTGATTCAATCAAGCTGTTGTAGCTTCTCATCCACCCATCTCTTGTAATCGCCACCGCCTGTGCCCCTGACACACAGATTCTTCCTAACTTTAGGCTCGATGAACTGAGCCCACGGCGACTTACGCATGATAGCGTCATCGTTCACTGCCAAGATTTCGGCACGCCTATCGTCAGGCCGAAGACAATCGACCCACCGATCTTTGGTAGTCTGAATCTCATCCTCAACCGACTCGCCGTCTTGACTTACGGCTCTAGCCCATTTGCCATTCCCGGTAGGGGGTGGCCTTAGTCGGTGCCAAGTAGGTGCCCATAACCAGCCGCACGCCCTATACAGAGAGCCTGTATGGCCTGCACCAGGGTCAGAGTAGGACACTACGGTAGTAACCGATGGATACTGCGATATGATCCACGATCGGACGGAGGACCATTGCTTTGATCCTCCGTTCTTATCGCCATCTAAGCACCATCGAGACAGCTCAAACCATGATCCGTCTGAAGGCAGCCTCCTAGAAGTTGGCTTGGACAGGACCATGCATCCATAGTCGTCCGACCAACCTAAACCTCGAAAAGTTGGTCCTAGGTAGTGCTTCGACTTGAGCCAATCAGCAAGTGTCGCAACAGGAGTCTCTCCTGGTATCAACGGCCTGCTAAAAACACTCACTTCTTAGTCTGAGTGTCGATTCTAGGCGCAGCCTTCTTCGACTCTGCCTGAGCCTTCAACTTCTTGATCTCAGCTTCCTTCTGCTCGACCAACTTCTTGAGTTCGTTGATCTGGGCATGCATCTGTTCCAGTTGTTGTCGTCTTACCATGTCTTTTGATATATCTGGTATCGTCGAGTACTTAGCGATGGCCGCATCCAATGATGCCAGCACAACAGTGCTTGTAGCAAAACCAAGCCCGTGAATACAATCTCTCAGCTCAAGTTTCACATTCTTGACTGCTTCGTCGCTCAGCATTAACAATATCCTCGATAGTGAAGCGGAGTTGGGTGATGACGCTCGAAAGTGCGTCCCTCTGTAGCAAAATACGGTTTTTGTAGGCCCATTCAGACACTTCAAGCAGGAATGAAGCCTTACTTAGCGTAGTTTGGAAGGTTTCAGAGCCTGGGAGGCGCTTCAAAGAGCCATTTTC